TGCAAGCGCTGATTTATTTGATGACGAATCAGAAGAAGATGATTTTTAAATACTCTGTGTCCTCAGTGTGGTGAAAAGACGATTGGATTAACATCGTAAAAGTTAATTGACAGCCGGAAAGACGGCATTTTATAAGGAATAAAATAATGAGTAATTGTATTATTTGGAAAGGTAAAACTTGGTCTCAAGGTCGTTATGGATATTTATATGTTGATGGTAAAACTATATCAGCGCATAGATATGTATGGGAAAATGTTAATGGTAAAATCCCCAATGGTTTTATAGTATGCCATAAATGTGATAATGGATTATGTATCAATCCAGACCATTTGTTTATAGGAACACATAAAGATAATATGCAAGATTGTAGTAAAAAAAGAAGATTAAACACTGCTAGACAAGACGGAATATATAATAATAACGCCAAACCACACTTAATTGAAAAATACAAAGATATTAAACACGATAGAGATAATGGATATACTTACTCTATGTTAAAGATTAAATATAATATTAAAAGTAACGGTCATTTAAGAAATATATTAGTAAAATAAACAGCTTGGAAAGACAAGCACTATCAATAAAACGCCTTGAAAGATAGCAGAGGCCTTATTATAACTCTAAGCGCTTAGTGGTTATAGTATAAAGCGCGAAAGCGGGGAAAGCTCGGTAAAGCCGACAATTGCAAATCGATGTGTAATTGTTTGGAAGAAGTAACGGGCGTTTTATTGATAGTTAATGTGCAGGCTGATGCACAGCGGTAATGGCACGTCGGTGCAAATAGGAAACTTGGGAGTGGCTGAAAGTACGTCACCGAATAACACTAAGCCGGAGATCAGCACCGGCAACTATCACTAAAAGCATTGCTTGTAGCGTACCGCAATTCGCAACCTTGCAGCCTTTAATATCGGTAAAGCGCACTAGCTACGCGCTCGATTCGGGTTGAGATTATCGGTGACGGTAATTCACTAACTACATAGGGAAGATTAGAACTGATTGTAGTGGGGTAGTAAACAGTGCTTTTAGTGATAGTGTCATAGGTCACTATCGTTTCCATGTTACACCATTTACTCTTAATCACGCTAGGCGGAAAGCAGTCAATTACCTAGCGTGATGCTTAATTGGGTTTTTAAAAGTAAGTTTGCGGGTGTCCTCATAGACCCAAAAAAGGTATGAGTCAGTAGCTTTATATGTTCACTCTTATAAAATCAAGCAAACTTACTTTTAAAACCTCAAGCTCCACCTAAAGACCTCACCGACAATTTGTTACTCCAGATTGTCGGTTTTTTTATATTCACAAATAGGATACCCCTATGAATACTTACATTATTGACACAGAGTGTTACAAAAACTATTGGCTATTTTTAGCCGTCAACCACAAGACCGGATCATCTCTTGAAATAGAATTGTTTGGTGAAGATGCAAAGTTATCTGAGGAACAAGCTAAAAAGATTGAGCGTCTACTTCTAAATCACGAAACCATATCATTCAATGGCTTAAACTACGATATCCCAATGATATGCGCTGCGATGGATGTCTGGGATTGCAAGAAACTCCACAAACTCTCTACTAAAATAATCACCTCACAGAAAGTTACTTGGCAGATACTGCGTGAACATAAACTCAACGTGCCTGCTTACAAGTATCACATTGATATTATTGAACTCCCTATTGGTCAAGCGTCACTTAAAATCTACGGTGGGCGAATTCACACCAAGAAAATGCAAGACTTGCCAATTGATCCCAATGCGCTGATACAGGATACTGAGCGTAGCCTTATGCGCAAGTATTGCAGAAACGATACACAAGTAACAGGCGAACTCTTTGATGCGCTGAGAGGGCAGATAGACTTGCGCAAAGAGATGACAGCGCAGTACGACATCAACCTTAATTCCAAGTCCGATGCGCAGATTGCCGAAGCGATTATCAAATCGGAATTGCAAAAAATGTACGATATGTCAGCTACAAAATTTAAAGCAAAGCAATATGAAAATAACCATGTGTTTCGGTATTCCAATCCAAAAATAATTGAATTTAAATTGGAAAAACTTAAGTCTATTTTTAATAGACTTATTAATCAAGAGTTTATCATTGGTGACAACGGAGCAATAATTTGCCCAGATTGGTTAGGGGAAAGAATAGTTATTGGTGAAACCGTGTATCAAATGGGAATAGGTGGGATTCATTCTTGTGAAAAAGCGCAACATATTAAACGTGAAAACGATTTTGTTTTACGGGAACAAGATGTCACAGGGTTTTACCCAAATATAATTATGCAACAGCGCTTGTATCCAGATAATTTAGGTAAAAATTTTTTGAAGTTATATGAAAAAATAGTAAAGCAAAGAACAATAGCTAAAAAAAGAAGTGGTGAAATAAAAAAGGAATTGGAAATATTAAAATTGCAATTAAAGTAACAAGGTATTACCCTATTGTTTTATTTAGGAGGCAGAATGATAGTTATTTATGCGATTGTGTGCAAAGTCAACAATAAACGATACGTTGGTAAAAGTCGAAATGTAAAGCAAAGATTTTCAACGCACAAATGTGATTTAAAACGCGAAACAAGGCGGGAAGATTGCAATCGACATTTGTTTAACGCAGTAAAAAAATACGGAATTGAAAATTTTTATTTTGTAATACTGGAAGAATTTGAATCAATATCTGAGGGAGATTTAAAAGATAAAGAATTATATTGGATGGATTTCTACAACTCATGCGATAGGGATTTTGGATACAATTTGCGACGAGATTCTTCTACTAAAACAACAATGAGTGATGAAACAAAATTAATTAAGTCAATGTTAAGTAAAGGTGAAAATAACCCTAACTACAAAAATAAATGGTCAGATTCTCAAAAGCAAAAAATGAGCGAAGTTGCAAAAGAAAGACATCGATCTGGATTGTATTACACTAATGAATGGAAAGCTAAACTGTCAGTTAATTCAACGCTAATGTGGAAAGATGAAGCTAAAAAAACTCAAATGGCTAAAAAAGTAAAACTATCCAAGCGACAATTTATATTTCATCAATATGATTTAAATGACAATTTTATAAAAACATGGCAATCGGTTGACGATATTTTATTTTTAAATCCAACATGGAAATGGCAAAACATATATTCAGTTTGCAACGGGTATAAACCAACTTATCGGGGGTTCAAATGGAAAAAAGAGAAATTGAACAAAAAATAAAAGAACTAGAAAAAGAATTAGCAGAATGTGAAGTGACCGCAGCAACACTTAAAGTCACAAATAATGGTAGTTTTGGTAAATTTGGTAGCAAATACAGTTTTTTATATGCTCCTAATCTGTTATTACAAACTACTTTAACAGGTCAATTGTCTTTATTGATGTTAATTGAAGAACTTGAACTTAATGATATAAAAGTAGTTAGTGCAAATACTGACGGTATTGTCACTTATCATCACAAAGATAAATCAGATTTAGTGGCTGACATCCTATTCGATTGGGAGATCACGACAAGTTATAACCTTGAGCAAACAGATTACCGCGAGATTGCCTCACGAGATGTCAATAATTACATTGCCGTAAAGCTAGACGGTAAAACTAAATGTAAAGGCTGTTTTGGTGAAGCGTCACTGAGTAAAAACCCCGATGGCTTGATTATCTATGAAGCTGTAGCGCAATTCATTGCTAACGGCACACCGATTGAAAAGACGGTCACAGATTGTGATGACATTAGAAAGTTTGTCACAGTCCGCAGAGTAACCGGTGGCGCATTGTTTCAAGGTGATTATCTTGGTAAAGCCGTTCGCTTTTATCACAGTAGCAGTCCAAGTCTTGCTGATATGTCACTTGTCTATGTAAAGAATGGCAACAAAGTCCCAATGTCACAAGGGTGTCGTCCGTTGATGAATCTGCCAGATACCTTTCCTGATGATGTTGATTTTTATTATTACTACACCAAAGCAAACGAAGTGCTAAAAGGAGTGGGTTATGCTTGAAAAAGATATTGAAAAATACCTGTGCGATCAAATCAAAAAAGTAGGTGGAACGTGTGAAAAGTTTACCTCACCTAATAAGCGCTCTGTCCCAGACAGATTAATCACGCTGCCGTTTCAACCTATATTCTTTGTTGAATGCAAAGCGCCTAAAAAGAAACCGACAGAAGCACAAGAACGCGATCATCAAAGACGACGTGATATGGGCGTTCATGTCTATGTCATTGATTCAAAAGAAAGTGTCGATACGCTATTACTTTATAGACTTCCTGTGGATGGCGATTATGCGCACTAGAGATGAACTCCGTCATTACCAAGTCAGAACTTCCGCATTTCAAATTGAACAAGAGCGAACACTTTGTGCGCTTAAAATGGGGATGGGGAAAACAGCGTCTACGCTCACTACAATCAACGATTTAATTGATGCTTGTGTGATTACTAAAGCGCTTGTTATCGCGCCACTGAGAGTCGCTAACAGCGTCTGGGCGCAGGAAGCAAAAGAATGGGAACATCTCAAAGATTTGAAATTCAAAATATGCACAGGCACAGAGCAAAAGCGCCTAGCCGCCTTGCACCATGACGCTGACGTTTATGTTATTAATCGAGAAAATGTGGTTTGGCTAGTGAAGCATTACAGGGACAAATTCCCCTTTCAAATGGTGGTCATTGACGAATCCAGTAGTTTTAAAAGTGATAAAAGCAAACGTGTCAAAGCACTACGCAAAGCATTGCCGTATGTTCACTACATTACCCTTCTTACAGGCACACCTTCGCCCAATGGCTTACTTGACCTGTGGTCACAATGCTATTTAGTGGATAACGGCAAAGCACTTGGGCGAACTATGACTATGTATAAAAGCCGATTCTTTGAACAGGATTATAGTGGTTACAAATACACCCCTCGCAAAGATTCACAAAAGAAAATTGAAGCATTGATAGCGCCATTTACCATATCAATGGAAACCAGCGATTACCTTGAAATGCCAGGCTACATTGAATTATATGAAGAAATTGAATTACCACCTACGGTAATGACCAATTATAAACTTCTTGAAGAAAAACTTTATTTGAAGTTTGAGGAGTCTGAAGTTGAAGCATTGAGCGCAGCGACACTTGCCAATAAGTTATTGCAGTATTGCGCTGGTGCTGTGTACGTCGATGAG